TACTGGTAAATCAACTTTGTTAAGCAAATGTATGAATGACCCGGTATTCTCTGACTTCGAGTTTGTAGAAGAAGTGACTCGTCTTGTCAAAAGACAACACAATGTATCAATCAATGAAGCTGGAGATTCTGCAACTCAGTTACTGATAATGTCACAGCATATGATCAATTTCGCTAATCATCAAGCGGCAATCAACAAGACACGTTCAGGCACTATACTAGATAGATGTGTTGTAGATGGCTTGATATATAGCAGACACCTTCAGAGCATAGGGAGACTTAATTCTAAAGATATAAATATAGTAAGATGTATATACGATCATATTATTAATGATATCGATGTTATATTTTACACAGAATCTAGTGATGTTCCTTTGATTGACGATGGTGAGAGAAGTGATAGTGTAAATTTCAGACGATCAATTATCAATCTTTACGATAAATGGTTGAATCAATTCAATGGAAATGTAGTGAGATTGAGTGGGTCTGTGGATGAGAGATACAATACGATAAAATCAACCATTAAGAATTTTAAATAAAATGAGTACAGTAAAATTAGACAATAGTAATATATCTGTCCACTTAGGTCAGACAAGTAAATACAAGAGTTCATATGATGAGTCATTGTTGGTTCGTGAACCTCGATCCAACAACCGAACACATCTAAACATCGATGATGATAAACTTCCATTTGTAGGTGGTGATATATGGAACGCGTATGAAGTATCAGCTTTGACTGAAACAGGTGTACCTGTTACTGGATTTGCAAAAATATATTACCCATGTGATAGTAAGTATATTGTTGAGAGTAAGAGTATCAAACTGTATTTCAACTCTTTCAATATGACTAAATTAGGCAGAAGTGTAGAAGATGTGATGAAGGCAGTTGAATATATGGCTTCAAGAGATTTATCCAAACTGTTAGAGACACAAGCAAAAGTCAGAGTTTTTCCTGCAGACGTTAGACATGGTACAAGAGGTTACTTCAAACACTACACGACACTAGAAAGCATCATCGACATACCTCGACTCACGTGTAATGTTTATAGTGAAGATCAATCTCTTATTGAGATTGAACAAGAGTTCAACACGTCACCAGTGACTCAAAGATATCATAGTAGTTTACTCAAGAGTAACTGTCGAGTCACAAGCCAACCAGACTGGGGAGATATTTATGTTCATATGAAGAGCTTGAACACAATTGCTCCAGAGAGTTTGCTTAGATATATTGTTTCATTCAGAGATGAATGTCATTTCCATGAAGAGATTTGCGAGACTGTTTACAAGAGGTTATATGATATATTTTCTCCAGATGAACTGATGGTTACATGTCTGTACGTCAGACGAGGAGGCATCGATATTAATCCGGTGAGAGCCAACAAACAATCATTACTTGATGATGGAGACACAAGATCATTATTGAATGTCAACCACCCATTCATCAAGACATCTCGTCAATAAAAATGCACAAAAAAAGAGGGCGGGTATATCATTTCACCGCCCTCTAAAGATAACCAGTTAAGATCTAACTTACAGGTAAGTTACTGAACTTGACGAACGAGCAAATGTATCACCAGTTGCAATATCATTGCAGATAATCAAGTGGTAGTACAGATGAGCACCGAAAATGTTGTCTACAACACCGTAACGGGTGAGTAAGCCAACACGTGGAGCGAAGTCGTTTGGTCCAATAGTCCGCTGAACCATAACTGGAATGTATGGACAGTAGACAATACCTGTGTCATAGAACTCAGGTCCTTTGTAGCCAAGAAGTACGTAGTTGATCTCTGCAGCACGCTCTGGGGATGTGACGCCTAAAATGTCTCCATTTTTGTTGACGTTTGGTCCTTGAGCTTCTGTACGAGTGTCACGATAGACGTTGAAACGTCCACCGAGATTACCAACACGAGCAATACCAACAGGTTGAGTGCTGACATTACCTTGTACGGACATCCACTGGAACTCGGGAAGCATCTCGAGAATTGCACAAACTTTAGGTGTTGCAACTAAGAAATTAGCAGCACCACGGCGGTTACGTACAGCAATACGATTTGCTTCAACGATAATCCTGGCATAAAGGTCCCGGTTACGCTCGGCCAACCAACGACCGTCTGCACTTGCAGGCGACCAGCTGGAGTATCCAACACCTGAACCTCCATTGATAGCGGTTTGAATCATACGCATGATCATTTCGCGGTCAATTTCAGCCTGAATTTCATATGACATAGCATTTGTCAATTCAGTGTCGATGTCGATTCCGTTCATGTTCTTAAGATCTTGTTCTAGTTCGACGCTCCAGCGAGCAGCGAGCCTACGAGTACCAGCTTCAACAGCAGTTTTCTCAAAAGAGACCACCATCTGTGGAATGTTTCCGGTAAGTTCGTAATTGTTGAGCAACGCAGCTACACCTTTGTCGGCATCAGTCATCTTGAACACTTCATTACCATCAGCATCCTGACCTGTAAGATCAGTACTTTCTCTTCCGGTGAATCGTGTGTCAAGATAGTTGTAACCGACTTCCATTCCGTCGGAACCATTGTCGCCATTCGCAAGGGCAGAACCTGCGCGAACTTTGCCTGGATCGGTGAATGTTTTACCATCGATACCACTACCAAGAGAATCTTGTTCGTAGCGATAACGAAGAGCAAAAGCCAATCCAACTGGTCCACTCATGGGCTGAACACCAACGATTTCGTTTGTGATCAACTCTGGGAACGTACGACGAATCATCGGAATGAGGATCTTTGGAAGACGAGCATCGCCAGCAGCATAGGAATCAGTGTTTCCTACATTACCACCGGTACCACCAACATTAGAACCTGCACCGAACACTCCACCAGTACCACCGGCGATATTACCGCCTGTGTTATAGTTTTCTTTCAAACACCATTGCTCCTGGTTTTCCAAGAGGATAGCGGTGTTCAAACGAGTGTGATCGTCATCGATAGCTTTAACGTTACTAGAACTATAATCAAGAACAGGAGCCCATTTTTCAATGAGCACTTTAGCGCGAGCTTCATCAATATATGCTTGTGAGCTTTTTACTTGTGACATAATTGGGTTTCCTTTCTGACAACTCAGATCATATAGATCTCAACTTCAAATTAGTATTTACCTAACTCGCTCATGTATGTACCAGCGAGAGGATTAAGACTTTCTTGTACCGGTTGGGTGTTTTTAGATTGTGTTTTTTCAACAATCGGTCTGTCCACCTCAGTTGGTCTAGATTTCATAGCGTCTTTTTTATATTCACTCAATCGATCAGCTTCTGATCGATCAAAAAGTTTTAACGTGTAGTCAAAATTTTCATTTATAAACTCCACTGGTTTATCCTTAAGAACTTTAAACAGGTAGTTTCTTTTGTCTACTGGTAGCTCTTGAGTTTTCTCAGAAAGAAGTATATGAGAGTTTAACTGTTGAACTTGGTGAGATAGAGCGTTGTTTTGTTCGACTAATGTTTTGATCTCATTAGAAGACTTGTCAAGCTGTTGCTTACCTTCAGTTATGGCGTCTTTTATAGTTTCTTTGGATAAGGCAAAATCAATCCCGAGTGTGGATCGTAGATTTTCAAGTACAGCGATCGCTTTTTTATTCTTAACAGCCTCCTGTATATTTTCTACAGGAATTTTTTCATCAATATACTCTTCGATGTATGTGCTGATGCTTTCAACTAACGATTGTTTGAATTGATTAGCTTCTTCGTTTATAGAATTTTCGTATCGTTTGACTAGTTGTACTAATTTCTGTGAATGATTCTTGTCAATAGACTCTACCACTTTTTCTAACTTACGTGTGTGATCCGTGTCAATTGCTTCGAGTAGTTCTGTCAATTTCTTAGCGTGTGATTCATCTTGTTCAGTCAACGCTTTTTCGACATGTATTGCTACTTTACTATCAACAGCTTCAGTGAACACGCGTTCGATTTGATTTAATGTTTCGTCTGTGAGAACATCTCCAGCCGCTTCTTTAAGTACATTTGTTAATTCACTCATGATTTTTTGAAAAGTTTTATATTTTTGAAATTATTTATTCTACTCGCCAACTTATTTTCTATAATTGACGCTAATTGTTTGTCTGCCGCGGCGAAGTTTTTACTTCCAATATGGTGAATAAACTTGGCGATGCTTTTGTTGGTTTCGTTTTTCATACTACAATTTCTTTAAAAAATTCATCACTGATTCTGCTATATATTCCTCAACATCACGCTTAGGAAGATCCGACAATCGATCTTCAAATCGATCATAATGTTCGCAGAACTTTCCATCTTTTCCACAGATCCATTGTTTACTCTCAAGTATACCATTGACAAATGCTCCAGAGTAACTCGGGTCTGCAACGCAGTCAATAGCCACGAGCTTCATGTCCTGTACACGATTGATTCCTCCACTCTCTTCAACTAGTTTGCCTAGCGATCTGGTGGACATACCGACTTTGACTCCATCTCGGATGAGACTTTCAACTATTTTTCCACATGGGGTGGATAATATTTTAGATTTACCTATAAATTCACTACCGTTGCGCTTCAACTCTGTCACTACATGACACGCGCGTTCTAAATCAACTTCCGCTGTAGATGGGTGGTTCAACTCTCCCATGGCACGTTGCTCTTGGATCATGTCCTTGGTGTATCTATCAACCTCCTGAACCATCTCTTCCATCACGTAGTAGCGGTTGTTTTTGTTTACTTTTTGCGCGACCATGTATGGTCCCTCTATATACACACGTGAAGGTTTGTCGCTCGAACCTTCTTCTACTATGTAGTTGAAGCTTGAGCGATCGAAGTCTTCTATTAATAAATTGTACGCCATTGTAATTATTTATGTTTCGTTGTTGATATTTCGAGGTTTTATTTAAACTCGTGTTGGTGGGTTGTTTTTGTATGGGTGGTTGGTTGGTACACCAAGGAC